GGGTGGCGATGAAGATGACGTTTGGGAACTCTTGATGCGCTTCGCCGAGTGCGGGGCTGCCGGTGCGCCGGTGTCTTCTTCTTAGATTTCTCGATGTCGAGGTTGCGTAAAGGTTGTGCATTCGGATAGTGTTTAGGTATGGCAACACCCAAGATCAAAACATATGGCGACGGCAGGATCTGCGAGGGCGCTGACTGCACAGCTTTCCTGTCACGCTCCAACCCTGACGAACTGTGCGCGACCTGCCACAGGAAGGTTCGACTAGAGGATCTTCCCACCCGGATCGGCGCGTACCTCTGATGAGCGACTTCACGCCATTCGACGAAGCGGGCCACATGGCCCAAATCGAAGCAGGCATGGAGGCGTTCGCTCGCGACCATGCCACGACCAGAAAGACAGGGATAGTGAACGAACCCATCGAAGTGAAGATCATCCCTGACGACATGATGCAGGGGTGCAAGACAGGCGGCTACGTCCGCATCCACGACGAGAACGGCGAGAACCCCATTGAGGTGTTCATCGGCCACTTTGGTCTGGGCATCGTCGTCGGTCCCACCGACATCTACAGCGGTGCGTGCAACTGGCAGTTCACGACAATGATCTATGACAGCGACGGCGCTGTCGCCATGATCCCTCCCCAGTCCGAATCCCATGAGGACTACAACGGCACCATTGAGCGCCGATTCAACATGGACGAGAACAACGAGGACTACGAGGAAGAGATCCACCAGATTCTGGTAAAGGCGGCACTCTGATGAACGCCTACACCGCACACATTCGCATCGAGGGCTACCTTGAAGTTGAGTTTGAGGCTGATCCTGGAGATGCCGGGGCTGGCGAGGGCTGGGATGACGCCCTACAAGCCAAGATCGCCGCCATGGGTCGTGGCGAACTCCTCTCGCTACTGGACGCCGAGTGCGTGACGGTCACCGAGGAGGACGAGGACAGCATGATTGATGAAGTATTTGCCCGATGATGTTGCGTAACCCTTTCATAAGGATAAGATGAACACATGACAGAGACCCGCAACCCCACGGCAATGACCACATTCGTCAACTGGCTCTACGCCAACGACTGGCGCATGTTTGCTGCATTCGTCGCGACTCAGGTCGTGCTTGTGAGCGGCTTCATCCTCTTCGCTTTCTGGATCAGCGACTACGCTCGCTTGAACTGGTACTGAGCATGAGCCGCAAGCCGCTAGAACGACATCCATGCTGGCGAAGCGCTTGCACTGGAGTGCTGGTGGGCGACCATTGGGACGGTGCCCAAGTTTGCCCGGTCTGTGGTGAACCTCGGAACGCTGGCATAGATCCGAAAGACCTGAAAGCCCCCGCTGGCAGCGCTCATGACTTAAGATTGGGCTACATCGACGAGATCGCCAACTTCGGGGAGGACCATTGGGTCGCCCGGTCGGGCAAGACGCTTACCCGGCACTATCCCGACAATTACTGGGTGACAGGCCCGGATCACGAGCATCTGCCCGGATGGGAAGAAGTTGAGGAGTACGCCACAGTAGAGAAGGCGAAGGAAGATCTCCGATGCGACGTGCTGTCGTGGAAGAAGGAGTCCACCTGCTCAATGTGCGGACGAGAGGACGAACTGGTATGAAGAGGATCAGATGCCAAGCCTGCGACGAGAAGACCGGTTCGACCACACCATGGCACGTCCGCTTCAGCGTGGCGGTCACGGATCCCGACACGGGAATGGTTCAGGGTTTGCATTGGGCCGAACTGCTGGAGTGCTGCGACTTTTGCGTGGAGGAACATCCGAACGGGGCTGAGCCATACCGAGGACGCTTCTGGCGACCCCATCTGATGAAGGTGTACAACAGGGATCGGCAGGCTTGCGGCTTTTCAGAAGTGGTGCCTGCGTGATCTTCCAATTGTCACACCCATCTGTTAGGGTTTCGTCATGACGTTTAACGACTTCACTTCACAGGTCAACATCGACTGGCTGGAACTACGCATGACCACCACGCTCCGTTACGGGCAGGTGTTCTTCATCGCTCTGGCGAAGGCCCACCCGCGCTTGGCGGAGGACATCAGGTCAACGCATCGTGATCCGTTTCACGAAACGACTGTGGACGATCACATCTGGGAGTATTGTTCTAAGAAGTGGGACACGACAGCACGCTCTATCTAGACGACGACCAACTGGCGATTGACTTCCCATACGTCGCATCACAGGTCGCTCAGGTAAAGCAGATCCCCGGCGCAAAGTGGGATCGGACGAACAAACTTTGGCGTTTCCCCATGAAATCTGTGGCCGCCGCCCGGGACTTCGCAGCTGAGCACGGGTACGGAATCAGCGATGAGGTACTTCGCTTCACCCCTCCGACTCACAAGAGCGAGGGTGCGTATGTGACGTTGGGGTCCGACGGATTCATCCACATCATGTTCCCGTATGACCGTGTGAAGATCGGAAGCGTCAAGCAGATCCCCGGAGTTACTTGGAACTCGAAGACACACGCGTGGAAGGCCCCGCTTACGAGTGTCGAGGACGCACTTCGTTGGGCCGAAATCTTCGGGGTGAGCGTTGACACCTTGGTAAAGGTTGAGGGGGCTGTTGTCAAGTCCGAACTGGAGGCTTTGCGTGATGCAAGCCGAGCGACTGATGCGGAGCTGCATATAGCGGGGCTCCAGGCGGAGCTGTTCCCTTATCAGAAGGCGGGGATTAACTATGCGGTCGCAGCGGAACGATGTTTCGTGGCAGATGAGATGGGCCTAGGCAAGACGCTGCAAGGGATAGCGGCGCTAGAAATTTTGCAGGCTTACCCGGCAGTGGTTGTGTGTCCCCCAAACTTGACTTTGAACTGGGAGAGCGAGTATTCCCGCTTTCTGCCTCATCGGAGCACCGCAGTGGTGGAGAACCGCAAAGAGTTCCCTAACGACTATGAGGTAGTCATTGTAGGTTATAGCAACACTAACACATGGGTGCGACAGTTGTCAAATCATGCTGGCTACATTTTCGATGAAAGCCATTACGCCAAAAACAAGACATCGCAAAGAACGAAGGCTTGCAAGAAGATGGCCCGCAGCTCACCCACGGCCCCGATCTTCATGCTCACCGGAACACCCATCACGAACAGGCCAATGGAGTATGCGAGCCAGTTGGACATCATCGGGCAACTCGACAAGTTCGGGGGAGAGTGGGGCTTCTACCGAAGGTACTGCAATGCGTTCAAGGACAAGTGGGGGCAGTGGCATCTAGAAGGGCACTCCAATCTGGAAGAACTCAACGACAAGTTGCGGTCGACCTGCTACATCCGACGCACCAAAGACGAGGTGATGCCAGATTTACCTCCCGTTCTTCACAACCCGCTTCTTGTTGACGGGACTGTCGCAGCTATGAAGGAGTACAGGAAGGCCGAAGCGGACATTGTTCAGTATCTCGTTGATCGAGCGAAGGTCATCGCAGCCGAGTTGGGTGAATCCGTGGGATCTGCAGCCGTGCGAGCGCGCTTTCGTGCTGAATCGAACCAGCACCTGGTTCAACTGTCTGTTCTCAGGCGCCTGGCAGCGAAGGCTAAAATGAAGCATGCCGAAGAATGGATTGAGAGCCATGTGGAAGAGGGCCGCAAGGTTGTCGTTGCTGCACATCATCGAGACATTGTTGATGAAGTCGCAAATCGATATGGAGGTCTCAAAATACAGGGAGGCATGTCAGTCAAGGAAGTAGAGGCTGTTAAAGCCCGTTTCCAAGAAGCTTCAGCTGCGGAGGCCCCGGTGCTCGTGCTGAGTATTCAGGCAGCAAAGACAGGCCACACCTTGACAGCAGCGCAGGAGATCCTGTTTCTTGAGCAACCCTGGACTCCTGCAGATGTCAGCCAAACCTATTCGAGATTGCATCGCATCGGACAGCAGGGTTCGGTGACGGCGACGTACATGCTTGCGGCGGGCACGGTGGATGAGGACATTTATGACCTGATTGAGGAGAAGCGATCCGTGGTCGATCAGGCAACTGAGGGAACTTCGGGAGCTGAAGACGGGACTGCGCCGGGTTTGGCGTTGCGGATTATCGGGGGGTTGTTGTCCGACGAGATGTAGGTTGTGGTTGTTGCGTCATACCGGTAGGATTCTGTTATGGACATAACCGAAACCCCATTGGTGTCGTGCCGCAAGTGCGGTGACGACCTGACTTACTA